GTATTGTTAGATGCGTTGTTAACGTATAGAGCGTCCGACCCAATTGCAACGTTATTAGAACCCGAACTGTTTGTAAGCATAGCGCCAACACCCATTACGACGTTACCCGCGCCAGTAAGATTTCCTATAAGTGCCGACCTACCAACCGCAATATTTTGTGCGCCTGAAGTGTTTATTTTTAAAGACTCATAACCAATAGCAATGTTATTGTTGCCGGTATTTGAACCTGATAAAGCACTAAAACCCAAAACAGCATTTGTAGACAAAGCACCTGCACCACGACCTACAGTTAAACCATAAATGGTTGCGTCTAGTGTGTTTGATAGTGTTCCTGTGACTGCAATACCAGTGGAGGATATGGCTAACACCTTTGTTGCACCGATGTAATTTTCAATTACCCTACTAGCAGGTGCAGTCAGGTTAAGAGAATAAGCAGTTCCACCTAATGTAGTGCCATCGGAATTGTTTACACCAATGTAATATGCGCCGCCGGTGTTTACAGTAACTATGTACCCAGCAGAAGTGGCTGTTGCAGGCGTAGCCGTAAAAAAAGCGTTATTTTGAGTACTAAAAATTGTTCCTGTTGCACTCAGCGTAGTAAACGCACCCGCACCGTTGTATGCGGATAAATCAAGCGCACCGCCTAGCGTTAAATTGCCTGATGTAATTACAGTACCCGACAATGAAATGCCGCTAACTGTGCCTGTACCGCCAACGCTAGTTACCGTACCCAATGGGTTTGATGCCCAAGATGTATCCGTACCATCGGTTGTTAAATACTTGCCGCTGTTACCTGTTTGGCTAGGCGCTAACGCATTAAACGCCGCATTAGCAGTTGCTTGTCCTGTACCGCCATTAGCGATAGCCAAAGAACCGCTAAATGTATTGCTTCCAAACGCAATCGTTTTGTTTGTCAGCGTATCCGTTGTATCGCGACCAACCAATGTAGTTGTTGCATCAGGCAAAGTAACGACACGACCCGCAGTAGCAACTGCATCCAACAATGTAACGGCACTAGCCGCAGAACCCGAACTTCTAAAACGGATGCCTTTGTTGAAATCCGTACCATCGCTAATGGTTATAAGCCCCGTTCCTTTAGGCTGTAAATGCAATCCAATATTTGCACTAGGCCCATCCGCATAAATATGAAGCGGAACACCCGTACCAATACCGTTTTTAACAGTAACAAAATCTGTTGCCGATGCGGTAGGCGATAAGCCTAAAATTTCATTGCCGTTGGTATCAAGTATTTCATTAACCAAAGGCGATGTAAGCGTTTTGTTTGTTAGCGTTTGCGTACCCGTTAAGGTAACTACAGAACTATCAATAGCCAATGTTCGGTTAGCAGTTAAATCACCACCGCCCGTTAAGCCTGTACCCGCAGATATGGTAATTGCGTTGTATGCCGCGCTTAGATTTGTTCGCGCATCTGCCGCCGTACTTGCACCCGTACCACCATCAGCAATAGCCAAATCGGTAATGCCAGTAATGCTACCGCCTGTGATGGCAACGCTATTTGCGTTTTGGGTTGACATCGTGCCAAGCCCTGACACTTGCGTATTGGCAATGGCAATTGTTACATCAGATGCGGCGGTTAGTTGACCTTGACCATTTACAGTAAATGTAGGTACTGCGCTTGCAGTTCCATAAGGCGCGGCGGTAACGGTTGTATTAGCGATTGAAATGGTGCGGTTGGCGGCTAGGCTACCACCACCACTTAAACCCGTTCCCGCGCTGATTGTTAGGCTTGTAGGCGGTGCGCCAACATCGGTGTTAGATAAAACAACAACGCCCGTGTAACCGTTAACGCTTGCCACTTGGTCGGTGTTATCAATCTTTTCCCATGCCGTACCGTTAAAAATTGCCCAATCGCCTACCAACCAATCGGTTACGCCGTTAAGGTTTGTATTGCCCGCAACGGAAACAACATAGTAATAACCCTTGCTACCAACGCTAGATACAAGCGTAGGCGTATTGGTTGATGCGTTCCATGCGCCTTGGTAACTGACACCGCCTTGAATAGAAGCGGGAATCTGTGACAAAGGTACAGTACCGCCCGCATCTAGCGTAGCAACGCCCAAAGCAACGCCAGCGTTTAATACAGCCGCACTGCCCAAACCAAGATTGGAACGTGCGTCGGGTGCGTTGGATGCGCCAGTACCGCCATCCGCAAGGGCAAGGTCGGTAATGCCTGTGATGCTTCCACCCGTAATTGTTACGGCATTGGAATTTTGCGTTGACATCGTACCCAAGCCGGATACCTGAGTGTTTGCAATTGCAATCGGGGTTGCCGCCAATGCGGTTAACTGACCTTGTGCATTTACTGTAGCCGTTAAAGTATTAGAAGCAGAACCAAATGCACCCGCAGTTACGGTTGTATTAGCAATGTCGATTGTGCGATTGGCTGACAAATTACCACCGCCTGACAAGCCAGTGCCCGCAGTAATGGTTGTGGCTTGGTCAGCCGCGTTTAAATTTGTTCTTGCACCCGCCGCATCGCTTGCGCCAGTTCCACCGTCTGCGACCGCTAAATCCGTAATGCCCGTAATTGAACCGCCCGTTATCGCAACCGCATTTGCGTTTTGCGTGGACATTGTTCCCAAGCCGGAAATTTGTGTATTGGCGATTGCAATGGGCGTAGCCGCTAACGCTGTCAGTTGACCTTGCGCATTAACTGTTGCTGTCAACGTATTGCTTGCCGAACCGTATGCCGCCGCCGTTACTGCTGTGTTTGCAATGCTTAATGTGCGATTTGCACTTAAATCACCACCGCCCGATAAACCAGTTCCCGCGCTGATTGTGGTCGCTTGGTCTGCGGCATTTAAATTTGTACGTGCGCCGGAAGCGGTTGTTGCCCCTGTGCCACCATTGTCTAAATCCAATGTACCGCTTAATGTAATTGTGCCGCTAGTGGTTACAGGTCCACCGGTAAATGACATACCCGTAGTGCCGCCCGACACATCAATTGATGTAACCGTACCACCGCCATCAGTAACCCACTCCAAACCCGTAGCCGTACCATCTAAACCAAGGCGTTTGTTTGCGTTGCCTGTATATGATGGCAACAAATTAACCATCGCGCCAGCGGCTGTTGATGAACCTGTACCGCCATCGGCTACGGCTAGGTCTGTAATACCTGTAATTGTACCGCCTGTAATAGCAATGGCGTTTGCGTTTTGCGTAGCAATAGTTCCCAAACCAAGATTGGTACGTGCCGCGCTTATCGTGGATGCATTAGTACCACCATTAGCGATTGGCAAAACGCCCGTAATGTCAGCAGTGGAAATGTCCAATAAATCCCAAGCGGAATTTGTACCATCTGTTTTTAGGTATTTACCCGTATTGCCTGTTTGCGTAGGTGCAAGGGCGTTAAACCCTGCGTTAGCAGTAATCTGCCCTGTGCCGCCTAAATTAACCGGAACAGTGCTTAAACTAATTGTAGAAGCGTTAACAACAATCGGTGACTGTCCTACATACGCAATTGTTCCAACGGGTCCTACTGTTTCCGTTGTGCCATCAGAAAACGTGAATACAAGATATATTGAACCACTACTTTCGACAATATCAACATCCGTTACGCCACGACCCGCGACACCGCGGTCAATACGAACAATAAGATTGTTTCCGTCAACAACCACAACTCTAGATATAGCCATTTTTTACCCCTTAAAGAACAGTCACACCATCCGAACGAACCAAGAACATCAAGAAAATGATGTCATCTTCGGCGGGCGTTGGGGAAGCGGCGGCAAATGCAAGTTTAATTTTTCCTGTAAAACATACAGGGTTTTGTTCGTCAATTTTTAATTGCGGGTCAGAGTTAATTAAACCCCACGTAGTATCGTCAATGACCAATGTAAATGAACCGGCGGCGTTGACCTTGTTGCTAATCGTTAAATTAATTGCAGTAGGTGGGGGCGTGTAATTAGCAACGTCAAACGATAACCCATTACGGGTATCCACTAGGTTTGAAATTTGCCTACGAGCAATGTCCGCTGTAATAGTTGCAGTGGTCAAATTTACGGGTGCGCCGGCAACATCAAGAATCGTCAGATTCCAATACCATCGTTGGTTATAAACCAACTCGCCAGTAATCAGTGGGTTGTCAAAGCCGCTAACTTGCGTTATGACATTTTTGGAAAAGAGCGCCATCGTTGCGTTCCCTATACATAGGTGGAACATCCGCGTACTCGCGGGGGAATGTGTCTTGTTTTTTGTATATTCTAACCTCCCAAATAAATACAAGCAATCTGCTGTATGTCAGTTGGGCTAGAAAAAGTTATTGCCTGACGGGATTTTGCAACTGTAATAGAACGAACAAAATCATCCGCTTGTTTCATACCTTTGCCAGCAATGGAACTTGTAACAATTAAATCGCCAATTTCAATGTCACCGCCTTCTCCACATACATTTATAAGCCCTTCACCCAAAGCATTTATATGTATTACTTTTTGCCCCGCAGGGATGGGGTAATACATTGGGTTATAAACGGGCGGCGGGTTTGGTACGGGTGTTCCTGTAGCGGGGTCAACTTCGCCTGTGTTTTGGTATTCATCCCAATCACTTGGCGGCACATCAAAAACTTCAATGCAAACGCCAATTACACCTTTTTGATTTGCCGTTGAACTTTTTTTGTAAAGCATAACAATGTTTGATACATCTAACACCGCTTCAACTTGGTAATCAACAACAATGTCGCCAACAATCGGGGCTTCGGTTGTTTCAATTAGTCCATCGTGAACACCAGTAAACGGCAAGTAACCGCCCGCAGAATAAAATGAACCTAATGTTGATTCAGCGGCATAACTACCATTGTTTAAAAATATTTCATTAAGTAGCGTTACGCCAGTTGTGTCGTATCTTCTACCAACATAACCTGATGAGGTTGTAGTATTTGCTATAAATGCTTCTGCAATTCTTGCGGATGCCGTAGCACCGTAATACGCAAAATAACCCGCGTTATCCTGTCCGTTTAACGTAGTTGAATTAAATGGCACTAATGCAATATTTCCAACTGTTCCAATGCTTCGGTTATATCGACCATTGCCCGCAAATGTATTTGTTCCAAGAGAAAAAGCGGTATAAAAAGAGTTGTAATTTAAATCATAAGTTGCAAACGCCGCAATTGCCGAAGCACCATTTGAATAAGTAACTGCACCCAATGCCGACGCCGTATTTACTGACGGAGTTTCTTGGAATACCATTAAACCAAATCGACCGTTTGTAGTAGATTCAAAACCACCAACGCCTGTAAACCCATTAAGAACTACGCCCGCATTACCAAGTTGGAAAACACCTCCGTTTAATGTGCTAGTTGTTCCTGATGTAATTTTGTCAACCGTCAAACTGTTTGCGGTAATTGCACCGCCATCAATAAACGTAGTGGTTGTGCCGCCTGACCCAACAGAATTTGCAAGGTTGGTAAAAGTAACCAAACCATTTAAATTTTGCCAAGTAAATACCGTACTGATGGTTTCGCTGTATGAGCCGCCAAAAGTGTTTTCTTGAAACACAACAAGAACCGCCCAATATTTATTGTTAGCAGATGTTGTTGAAACCGCGCTTGGGCTAAATGTTGTTGCCCATCCGCTTGCAGATGTGGTTGCGGTTTGCGATGAGAAGTTATACGCAACTTCGGATGTAGTTGGTGCGGTTGGTGCGGTTGATTGTCCCGTATTGTAGAAAAAATATACTTGTGCATTACGAGGACCCGTACTTCCGCTACTGCCATCATCAACAACAGCCATTGTGATGCTTCTTGTAATTGCACTTGTTAAATTACTTCCATTAACAACCAAAGACGCGGTAACATTTGATACGCCGGAATCGGGCGTAATTGTAATTGTAGAAGCAGAACCAGTTGTAGGCGTTGCGTCTGTAATTGTCCATGCGTATGTTGGCGATGTAACGTTTTGTGTAACAGCCGTAAGCGTAGCCGTAGATGGCGTAACAGTGCCACCGCTTGACCGTGAAAATACTGTTAACCCAGATATGTCAACAAAAGGACCCGCCGCACCCGCGCCCGCTACAGGAGTCCAAACAAACGATGCGCTGATTGGGCTGAGAGTCGATGTGGTTATATCGTTGCCAACTAAATAAGCAAAATAATACGTACCCGTATCAAGCGTTAAATTTGTGTATGTGTAATTAGTGTTGTTTGTAATTGGTTGATTGTTAGCGGTTGATGCGCTTGTTAACAATTGCCAATCACTAGAAACTGGTGTTGGACTTGTTGTAAAAAACAAATTGGTAAATGTTACGCGACCCGTTGTTGGTATAAAAACTGTGACGCTTAAATTTGGAACTACTGCTGATGGATATCCCACAACAGTTGGCGCGGACAAAGGCGAAAAATAAATAGGTGATGCCAACCCGCTATTGGGTGCGGGTGTAAATTGCGTAATGTCAAAATCATCATAAACTTGTGCATTGTATTCAACAATTTCAAGTCGCGCACCTAATGACCCGTCAGGCAACGATGCTTCGTTTACTTTCATTACTCGGAATAATTTAGCGTTCCATCCGTAATCGGCATTGGTGACGCTGATAACATTACCCGCATCCACTTGAATGCCGTAATACGATGTATTAAATGAAACAAGCAAATCCTCGCGGGCTTGTTCTAACAAACGATTGGCAAGGTATTGCGCTTGTACCGAATCGTTTACTAAATCGTATGTAATGGAATATTTGTTAACTGGCTCATTAGGGTACAGCAACCCAACAGGCGTTTGTATGTTGACAAATGACGCTTGGTCACGATTGGATTTAAACGGAAAGCGAGCCTCAACTTGATTAATTGACGATGTAATATCTGTCGCACTAACGCGAATGTCGCCAATAATATTGTTATCCGTAAACACGTATGCCGTAGATTCTGCCTTGTTCATTACGACAGACCATTGACCAAGTGCCGCGTTATAGGTCATCCAAGAATCGCAAGCCGACATGATGCGGTCTAGGTTAGACAGCACTGTTTGACCCGCGTCTAATACACCATTGATTCTGTATCGCGCTTGTGTAACCGGTGAACCACCACCAGCGGGTGTAAAAGTTATTGTGGCATCGGAATAAACGTTAAGCGCAGTTGCACTTGCTGTGTCAACATTGCTTGCAGTAAAAGAACCATCAGGCAACCAACCAATTGCACCACCATAAGATTTATTTGTAACGTAATCAAGCCACACATCTCCCGGTTTTGCAACGCTTGCTCCATTTGGATAATGACTTACGCTAAATGTAATAGGTTGTAATTGTGTGGTGTCAGCATCTCGGTTGTAAACCAGTTTGACAATGGCAAAACCCAAGTTATTCATCTGCCTATTAGTCGCAGGCCATCTTTGACCAACAGCAATGTCTGAACCGCCCATTACGGTACTCGGAGCCGATGCGCCGTTTGCCGATGTAATTACCCCTGCATTGGATGATTTATACAAACTGATGTACAAATTGCCGCTAATTTTTGTGTCAACGTTACCCGCCTCATCCGTCAAACTAACCACTTTGGTTAAATCTGTTCCATCAAATGTAATTAAACGGTCGCCGTAATACATTTTTGTGGTGTCGTAATTAAACACGCCAGCCGCAGTTCCTAGCGTTGCGTTTGCTTCGCTTATGCTAGAGATTGCCAATACGTAATACATTGTTTTTTGGTCAGTCGTCAGCACCGCATCTACAAACGTGCCGCCCATATAGGCATCACCGTACACAATAGGTATTGCGTTAACCGAACTTGGCGGCACTTGCTGACGCACACCCATGTCTTGTTGCGATTCGGGATTGTCAGCAAAAATTCGGGTAACAATTAGCGATACAGCAAAATTAACGGCAAACGTAGCATAAGCAAGTGTCATGCCTGTTGCTGTTGCTAAATATTGTGCGCCCGCCGCAATAAGTGTCGCTACCATTTTTATTCCCTAACGAAAGTTGCGCCAAGTGGTTTATACCCTCGTCGCGTGTAATCAATCAAAGGACCTTGTGCCGAGATTGATGTGCAAACAAAATCCACATCGCCCGCTTTTAACATCGCTTGCGCACGTTCATCAAACGCTTTCCACAATCTACCGCCAACTGTTCCATTTCTATGCTCGGGTTCAACCCACCAAAGCAATTCGTTTAATTCTTTTATTTTGGGCGACCAAATATTTGAAGTTTTATAAGCAACAATCGCACCGCGTAAATTGGAATCGATGTAAATGAAACCACGACCGCTAATAATTTCGAACAAAAGTTGCTCAACATACCGAGGAAAGTGGTTACAAGAATCACCAAGTTTTTTAATAGGGTTTTCATAAGCATAGGCTTCCACAATTTCAAGCAATCTTGGTATGTCATATTTTGTTGCGTGTCGTATCATTTTTTAACCATCCCCACCACCATCCCCACCGCTATCCCCGCCGCCATCCATGGTTACGGTTGTTTCACTTGATTGTGTTTGCGTCATCGGTGGTTTGCCAAAATCAAAATAAGTATTTGATATTTCCGAAACGCGGTTCATTGACGTTTCATTTACACCGTAAATAAATTGCCAATTACTTTTATTTGTCCGTACGCCTGACAATCTGTTTTCCAAAATGCGACGCATTGACGAACACGATATGGAACAAGTTGCCACCCGTGTGCGCATTTCAGAATTAAAATCTTCGGTAATTGCTACGCTGTTAATAATACCTTGGTAGCGTTTAAAAAACTGGGTTGTTGGCGTTGTAATAATTTGATTGTTGGAATCAAAGAAACCACGCCACACTTCAACCAGTGAACCCTTGATGTCGCCCGACAAAATCACCGCAATGTTTGCCGGCAGAATTCCTGTCAGCGCAATTGTCATGTCGTCTGATGTAGCCTTAATATCCCTTTGAACATCGCCAACGTTTAACAATGCACCAAGGTTTGAAAACGTATTGCCACCCACAGTAATTGGGGCGGCGGCATTGCAAAATGTGTAAACAGTACCGGCAACGCCAACAGTCAGTTTTACAAATTCCGCATGGTTAATCTGCGAGCCTGTAACGGCGTTAATGGTTGTCATGTGATGTACTCTCTAAAAACAAATGGCGCATCCCATTGTACAAATGCGCCGTTGGTCATTGGGTTCAAAGTATATGTCGGACAGGCTTCTGCAACAACTGTAAACGTGCATTGATTGCCAATAAAAACAGTTGTGCCTGATGATGGCGTACCAATTAAAGGTCGGTGAATACTTACGGATGAACCGGCAGAATCAGCCGTTAT